CAACATCGTCCCCAACAACGCGATGGGCGCCAACAACATCGTGGTGAACGTTGATGCCACCGGCAGTAACGTAGAGGGCAACGCCGATCAAGCCAACCAGCTTGGCAAGGTAATCGGTCTAGCTGTTCAGCAAGAACTGATCAAGCAAAAACGTCCCGGAGGCCTGCTCGCTTAATGGCTACCTTCCCCTCAATCACGCCGACCTACGGGATCCAGAAAAACAGCGCACCTGTAGTGCGCAAGATTCAGTACGGCGATGGCTATGAAACCCGGCTGACCTACGGACTTAACCAGAATCCCAAAAGCTACAGCCTGACATTCCAGGTTTCGGAGACGGACGCCGACACCATCGAGACGTTCCTTGACGCTCGTGCAGCTGACAATGCCAGCTTCGACTTCACGCCACCGGGCGAAGGCTCCAGCTCTAAGTTCGTCTGCGAAAGCTGGAGCAAATCAATCCCTTATGTAGGTCGAGCCACGATCAACTGCACCTTCCGCCAAGTATTTGAACCCTGATGGCTTACTCAGCTTGGGCGGCTAGTACCAGTTACAGCGTCGGTGACATTGTTCGCGCCAGCACACTGCAAGCCAGCGGTCTTGTTTTCCGCTGCACGACCGCTGGTACATCGGCAAGTAGTGAGCCCACGTGGGCAACCGATGTCGGCAGCACTATTACTGATAACACCGCAGTCTGGACTGCGATTGCAAGTGCCTACGAAGAGCTGGCGCAGCTTGCACCTAGCGCAATCGTCGAGTTGTTCGAACTGACCTTGGACAGCACACTTCACGGCAGTACCGACACATATCGCTGGCACAGTGGGGCAAACGCCAACGTCACCGGAAACATCGTCTGGAACGGCAATAGCTATATCCGGCTGCCCGTTCAAGCGGAAGGTTTTGAATACAGCAATACCGGAACCCTGCCACGTCCAACGCTGACCATCAGCAACTTGGACGGAACCATGACGACCTTGCTGCTCCTGGTCAACGGAACCACTCCCGGCAACGACCTTGGCGGAGCGCAAGTCAAACGGATCCGCACGCTCAAGAAATACCTAGACGGAGAAACGGCAGCTGACCCCCATGCCAAGTTCCCCGACGAGATTTGGTTTATTGACAGAAAAGCAAGCGAAACCCGCGATGCCGTGAGTTTCGAGCTTGCCAGCAAATTCGACTTGGCCGGTGTGAAACTCCCCAAGCGCCAGCTAATCGCCAACATCTGCCAATGGCAGTACCGCAGTTCTGAGTGCGGATACACGGGGACCAACTACTTTGATGTCAACGACGTTTCCGTGACATCGGCCAGCAATGACAAGTGCGGCAAGCGACTCAGCTCCTGCAAGAAACGCTTCGGGGATACAGCTGAGCTGCCCTTCGGCTCATTCCCTGGAGTTGGTTTGACGCAATGACCCTTCCTGATTCCGTCAAGGCAGCAGCACTGGAGCACGCCCAAGCCGAGTTCCCGCGTGAAAGCTGTGGCCTGGTTGCGGTGGTCAAGGGTCGCAGGCGCTATTTCCCCTGCCGCAACATGGCGGAAACCCCGGACGAGCACTTTGTCTTGGACCCCGCCGACTACGCCGCTGTTGAGGACAAGGGCGAAATTGTTGCGGTGATCCACAGCCACCCTGCCACGAATCACGCTCCATCACAGGCAGACCGCGTGGCCTGTGAAAAGTCTGGCTTGCCATGGCACATCATCAACCCACAGACCTTGGGCTGGGGCTACTGCGAACCAGAAGGATTCGAGTTGCCTTATGTCGGTCGCGAGTTCGTGTTCGGCTTGGTGGACTGCTACACGCTCTGCCGGGACTGGTACAACCGCGAATTTGGGCTGAACCTCCGAGACTACGATCGCCGCGATCAGTTTTGGCTGCGCGGGGAAAACTTGTATCTGGACAATTTTGCCAGCGAAGGTTTTTACCCGATCCCACTGGAGCAACTGCAGTACGGCGATGCGATCCTGATGCAGCTGGAGTCACCGTTGCCGAACCATGCCGCGATCTACCTAGGCGAGCAACAGATCCTGCATCACGTGCAAAAGCGTTTGAGTAGCAGGGACATCTACGGCGGTTATTATCTGAAGAGCACCGCTAAGGCATTGCGGCATGAAAGTCGTTAAGGTCTACGGCGCACTCCGCAAAAAGCTGGGACAGTGCCGTTTTGAGTTCCACGCTGATACCCCTGCGCAAGCAATTAAGGCGCTGTGTGTAAATTTCCCCGGTCTTGAGAAGTGGTTAATTGATAGCGAAAACAACGGCGTCAGCTATCGCGTAACTATCGGAAAAGATAAGATTGTCGATGACAACTTGCAGTTGCTCGGCTGCCCTTGGAGTGAAAGAGAAGTTTTCAGCATTACACCTGTTATTGCTGGTGCAGGTGGAGGCGGCACAGGTCAAATCCTCGCTGGTATCGGCTTAGTCGCTCTTGCGATCGTTGCCGGTCCAGCGGCTGGTGGTTTTCTCGGTCTTGGTGCAGGACTAGGCGGGGCTACGGGTGCTGGCGCAGCTATCAGCATGGGTTTGATTGGCGGAGCAGCAGCATCAGCTATTGGATTTATTGGTGTATCGCTAATCGCTACGGGTATTGCTCAAGCCATTTCGCCTTCCCCAGTTCAATCTGGCAACACCTTTGAGCGCGGGCGCGAAGCAGCAAAGCTGGAATCTTTCACCTTCTCGGGAATCGTCAATACGGCGAAACAAGGTCTGCCAGTGCCGATAGCGTATGGACGGGTATTTGTAGGCTCCGCTGTTCTGTCCAGCGGTCTTGACGTGGATCAGGTCTGATGACTCGAATCGTTGGTGCTGGTGGCGGCGGTGGCGGCGGATGCTTTCTGGGTCACGTCCCGGTCGCAACGCCCGACGGTAGAAAACGCATTGATGCATTAAAGGCTGGCGATCAAGTTCTCAGCTTTGACGACCAGGGCGCAATCCATGCCGCCACGATCCTCAAGGTCCACGAGCACGAGAACGAAAAGGTTGTCCGCTACAAGCTGTGGGGCGGCGAACATCTTGACGCCACCCCGAACCACTGGGTCCTCAACCAGTTCAATGCTTTCGTCGAGATTGGAACGCTGGGTCCCGACGACTGTCTGGTTGATTGGAATAATCACCTCCGCCCGATTGTCGGCAAAGAAGATTTAGGTACTGGAACGGTCTACAACCTGACGGTCGAAGGTCACCACACCTTCATCGCAGGTGGAATCCGCGTCCACAACGCCGGTTTAGGACTTGGCATTGCCGGCTCCGGTGGTGGCGGTGGCGGTGGTGGCAGTAAAGGCGGTGGTGGCGGCGGAAGCAGCCGCACCCCAACTGAAGCAGACGACTCGCTGCAATCCGTTCAGTTCGGCAGCGTCCTGGATCTGCTGTCCGAGGGTGAGATTGACGGCATCGAGAACGGCAATAAAGGCGTTTATCTATCAAACACCCCAGTTCAGGATGCCGCTGGAAACAACAACTTCACCGGCTTCACGATTGTCACCCGCAATGGCACGCAGGGTCAGAGCTACATCAGCAACCAAGTTGGTACTGAAAGCGAGCAAAGCGTCAACGTTGAGATTTTTAAGGACACCCCTGTCGTCCGCACGATTAGCGACTCGGACGTTGACCGGGTTCGTGTAACCGTTCAGCTGCCCGCCCTTCAAATCTTTGAAGACGACGGCGACATCATTGGTCATAGCGTTCAGATTCAGATCCAAGTCCAGTACAACGCTGGCGGCTACAGCACGGTCGTTACTGACACAATCAGCGGTAAGACGAGCAACCCGTACCAGCGGGATTACATGCTCACCTTGTCCGGAGCATTTCCTGTTGACATCAAGGTTATTCGCCTAAGTGAAGACGAAACAACAGCCCGCCGGCAGAACCTTACTTACTGGTTCAGCTACACCGAAATCATTGACGAGAAGCTGCGCTATCCCAACAGCGCACTGACGTATCTGCGCTTTGATTCGCGCCAGTTTGATTCAATCCCAACCAGGAAATATTTGCTGCGCGGCATCAAGGTTCAGCTGCCGTCCAATGCCAGCGTCGATACCAGCACCTATCTCGGCAGGGTCACTTATTCCGGCGTTTGGGATGGAACCTTTGGTGCTGCCACTTGGTGTAACGACCCCGCGTGGTGCTTGTGGGATTTATTGACCAACACCCGCTACGGCGCGTCGATTCCAACCAGCAGCCTTGATCGCTATGACTTCTACGCCATCAGCCAATATTGCAACGAGCTAGTTGATAGCGGCATTGGTACGGCAAAGGAACCGCGCTTTAGCTGCAACCTGCTGATTAACACTCGCGACGAGGTCTACAACGTCATCCAGGAGATGACCAGCTTGTTCCGTGGCATCGCGTACTACGGCGCTGGCTCACTGGTTCTGCTGCAGGACAAACCCAGCGATTCCCAATATTTGCTGGGACCGAGCAACGTTGTTGACGGCATCTTTAGCTATAGCGGCACCTCGCAAAAGGCACGCCACACGACTGCAACTGTTGCTTACCAGTCCTACGACACGCTGGGCGAAGTTGAGTACGAGTACGTCGAAGATGCAGACGCCGTTGCCAAGTACGGCATTATCAACAAGGACATCAAAGCACTCGGCTGCTACAGCCAAGGTCAAGCGCACCGTGCCGGTAAGTGGGCTCTGCTGTCCGAGCAAAATCTGACCGAAACCGTCACCTTCTCGGTGGCGATTGATAGCGGCATCATTCTGCGCCCCGGAATGGTGATTGACATTGCCGATCCGCTTAAGGCTGGGTCACGTCGCAGCGGTCGAATCAGCAGCGCGACGACCACTGTCATCACGGTTGATAGCGCTACTGACCTGTCAGTCGATACAACCAAGAGCCCGACGCTTTCAGTGTTGCTGCCGACCGGCTTGGTCGAGACACGGGCGATCAGTGAAATCTCCGGTCGATCAGTCACCGTTAGCTCGGCATTTAGTGAAGCGCCGAATGCAAACAGCATCTGGATGATCGAAACCACCGATCTGCAATCCCAGCAGTATCGGGTGTTAAACGTTGCCGAAGCTGGCGACGGTATCTACGGCGTTACAGCGCTGGAGTACAACTCCTCGATCTACAACGCGATTGAGACTGGCAACAAGCTGACCGAGCGGGATGTCACCAACCTTTCCGCCAAACCGGACACCCCGACCAGCGTTTCGGGCTCCGAGTTCCTGTACCAGAGCGGTCAAAGCGTTTTCTCTGGTTTTGATCTGAGCTGGACCAGTCCCAAGCAGCGAGTCAACGAGTTCCGGGTGAAGTACCGGATCGACAACGACAACTGGACCACAGTCAACACAACGTCTCCGTCTCTGCGGATCGAGCAAACCCGAGCAGGCAAGCTCTACGTCCAAGTCACAGCAGCTAACTACCTAAACAAGGTCAGCGATATTGCTGCCGCTGAGTTCACGCTGCTTGGTAAAACTGCTGTACCAGCTCAAGTCTTGAACCTGCGGTTTGAGGCAACCAGCGACAAAGAAGGCACCCTGCGCTGGGACGAAACCGTTGATCTCGACGTGAAGGTTGGCGGCAAGGTCTACATCCGCCACAGCAGCAAGACCGATGGCAGTGCCAGCTGGAGCGATTCGGTTGACTTGATCGAAGCTGTCGCTGGTTCGTCTACTAGCGCCAAGATCCCTCTTGTTGAGGGTGAGGTGTTTGCCAAGTTCGCTGATGACGGCGGCAGGCTGAGCACCAACGAAACCAGCGTGATCATCGACCTGCCCGACACGCTGGGCAAGTTGCAGCTGATTGATCGCAAGGAAGATCTGGACAGTCCGCCGTTCCAAGGTGCAAAGGTCGATTGCTTCTATGACTCTGGATATGACGCCCTGACGATGGGCGGCGGTGACATCGACGAGATCGAAGACTTCGATGAGATCGCCTACTTCGACATCCTTGGCGATGTGGTTTCCAGTGCCACTTACACCTTCAACGACACCCAGGACCTAGGCGCTGTCTATTCGCTGGATCTGAAGCGCTATTTCGTCACTCGCGGCTACTACCCAGCCGACTCCGTGGACAACCGCTCCGAGAACATCGACGACTGGGACAACTGGGACGGCGACGTTGTGGACAAGGTAAACGCCACGCTTCAGGTGCGGCACACCGCTGACGATCCATCGGGCACACCGACCTGGACCGCCTGGAAAGAGTTTGTGAACGGCACGTTCAAAGGGAGGGGCTTCCAGTTCCGAACTGTGATGACCAGCAGTGACGTTGCTCAGAGCATCCTTATCGACGAGCTTGGCTACGAGGCCGAGTTCCAGCGCAGGTCAGAACAGGCAAACGGCGCAGTCGCTAGCGGTACTGGCGGCAAGGCAATCAGCTTCGGCAGCACGTTCTTCACTGGTACATCAAGCCTGGGTGGCGTCAACGCCTACTTGCCCAGCATCGGTATCAACGCCCAGAACATGCAGTCGGGTGACTACTTCACGCTGAGCAGCGTCAGCGGCACCGGATTTACGGTGGAGTTCTTCAACAGCTCGGATACAAGCATCGACCGCAATTTCTCATGGTCTGCTGTGGGATTTGGCAAGGGTGGTTAAAGTAGCTGTATTGATTGAAAGCGCCGCCCTGTGGCACAACACGACTATTCAATCGCAAATGATTCGGGCGCAAACGTAAGGGCGGACCTTAACAACGCCCTGTCTGCGATTGTCTCGCTTAACAGCGGTGCTAGTGCCCCGACTACGACGTTTGCGTTCCAGCTCTGGGCTGACACCACCACTGGTCTGCTGAAGATTCGCAATTCCGCGAACTCGGCATGGGTGACTGTCGGCACGATGGCTGACACCAACCTTGGGTTGGCAACGCTGGCATCTCCGAGTTTTACCGGCACGGCCACTTCTGCCGGAAACATCAGCATGACCGGCACTGGCGCCATCGACGTGGCTGCCGGTACTGCTGCTGAACGACCGGGCACGCCTAGCGCGGGCATGATCCGTTTCAACACGGACGACACGACGTTTGAGGGATATGACGGCAGCGCATGGGGCGCGATTGGCGGCGCTAGCGGTGGAGCGACAGGCGGTGGATCGGATGCTGTCTTCTACGAAAACGGGCAGACTGTGACCACTGATTATTCGATCACGTCGTCCACCAACGCGATGTCAGCTGGTCCGATCACAGTCAATTCGGGCGCCACGGTCACCGTTCCTTCTGGTTCCACCTGGACTAT